TTTCATTTCAGCTTTAGTTTCCATTTGAAGCTTTTGCATTGCTGTTTGAGCTGCCATTTGTTGAGATTGCATATTTATTTGAGCCTGTTGCTGTGCTGCTGCTGACTTTTGTTGTTGTTCAAAATCTTGTTTTCTTTTTCTTTTAAGCTTTAATACTTGATTAGCTAGTTTTATATTTCTTATCTCTCTAATATCAATAGCATCTTCTAAATTTATTGAATCACGTTGCAAAGCCATTTGAATATTAGCTTCTAACATTCTTTTTTCTTCTTCATCTGGTTGTATTTCAATAAATATTCCAAAATCACTTAAATACAAATCTTTTATTTCATCTAATATTCCAACATTGAATTTTCCAATTTGATTTACAAACTCTTCTTTAAAGTCAGAATACTCTAACATATCAGCAATTCTGCTAGATAAAGAAGTACAAAGCCTTTGACTAATTTGCAAACCTGCGTCTAATATATGTCTAGTAGCAGTGTTGCTACTTAATGCAGCTAATTTTTGCAATCCTACCAACGAATATGAATCAGGAGTAGATCCATCTCTAGCTTCATTTAAACCTGTAACATCTCTAAGCATCTGTAAGTAATGATTGTATGAACCTATTAAGCTTTGAATTTTTGCTTGGCCTGAGCTACTGTTTAATTGTTGAATAGGAACTTTTGCTTGGTTAAAATCTCCGTCTTGAGTATAACTTCTACCAATAACAGAACCTGTTTGAAAAAACATTCTTAAAGCATCTTCAGGATTGTAGGCTTGTCCTGTCCCTAAATCAACTTCATTCAACCCGTCTGCATCTATAAACACACCGTCAGGAACTACTCTAGATATTACTTGTTGTAGTTTTAAATGAGTAATTTGAATCAAATCAGCAAATGTAATCATTCTTCTAACCAAAGACTCTAAAACACCTTTATACATTCTTGGTGCGCAAGCTACAAATTCAGGATAAACTTCTTGAGATGCTGATTTTGGTCTAGCCATATTTTCAGACATTTCCCATTTAAGAAGAATATTTGTTCCCATTATCATAACTCCTTCATACCAAACATCAATTGTTTTAGATACTTTTTCAAACCTACCATCTTCCATCATTTCTTCAGTAGGGTTAAAAGTATCATCTTTTTCAATTAATCTTTCAGCACCAGAAGCATTTACTTTTTTCTTATATGTAAAAGTTTGAGTTGTTTTGTAATTAAAAAACAAAACAGTTGCACTGTCTTTACTAAATAAACTATTATTATAATACTGAGCTGTATTATTATAGTCATACCAGCTTTGACTATATTTAGATATTTCTTCCATATCTACTCTTGTCAAACTTGGGTCTATTTTTTTAAGTTCGGTTATTGGTAATGTTTTAATTTCACCCCAATAAAAACAATCTTGAAAATGAGGGTCTTCTGTATAACTGTATACAACATTAGCCGGATCAACATAATCAATTAATATTCCCGCACCTGGCAAGAATCTGTTTTTACACATAGAAATACCTAAAACTGTTTGATCGTAATAAAGTTGTTTTTGTATTTCATTATATCTGTTGCTTTCTAGTACAGTGTTAATTGCTTCTTCCTCAGCTATTTCTATAGATGGTTTGTATTTTAATTGCATATGAAGAGCTAATTCTTCAGAAGTATTTGGAATTTCTTCTTCTGATGTAGCAAAAGTATTTATTCCAAATTGACTTTGAACTTGTTTCATTAAATCTTTAGAAAGCATATCTTTTTCAAGCTGAACTTGATACTTACTTCTTTTATCTAAAGACATTCCGTCTTGAGCATAAGCATTTACTTTAAAAATTCTATCAGACATTCCATTAACAACAATGTCTACAAATTTTGGAATAATAGGTATAGGAGTCCAATCTAAATTTAAATAACTTAAATCACCATCAATTGCTAACTCGTTTTTGTATTTTTTAATATTTTGCTCTCCTCTAGCATACAATCTTAATCTATGAAAATCAGCCCATTGATTATAAAATCTGCTTTCTCCTCCATCTTTTCTAAACCACTCATACTGAATAGCTTGACCTATTTGCAATCCAAAATCAAAAGATTTTTTTTCAGAGTCAGAAACAAATTGACTTGGAAATCCTGTTGGATTTATATTTATCTTTACATCTTTCATTTATCTTATGATTTGACTGTAACTTCCTTTGTTGTCGTATTTAGCAAAGTTAAGTTTTATTTTTGATTTTTTCTTAATAGGTTGATATAGGGTTTTTTGACAAGCCATTATAGCTAAACCTGAACTAATAGAGGCGTCAAACTTAGTTCTGTTACTTATATTAAATCTAGCCCAATCCTCTAGAGTTCTTGTAAAATACATAGAGCCCATTGCTTCTGAATCTCTAAATGTACCTAATAAATCTAATCCCACGTATTTTTCTATATACGACTCAATTGCTGCTGCATGAGCTTGTTTTATATCTTCTGAACTATTTGGTATTCCTCCAAGTTCACGCTCTGTTTTAGACAACTTATTCCAAGACTTATCGGGTCTATTTATTGAATACCCTCTATACCCTCTATTTTTAAAATGATATAATAGTCTAGGTTTGTTATTTTCTATTAAAATAGGCATTCCATAAAAAACACAAGCCATCAGTATTTCTTCAAAAAATATTTCTGCTGTTTGTGGTCTAGCAATATATTCTAAAAAAAATTCATTCACAGGACCTTCATCCATGTGAAATTTTGTTAATCCATGGCATGCACCATTAGATGCTCCACCTCCAACAGTTCCAGATATGTCATAGCTATCACAACCAAATGCACCCATATGTTCATTTCCAGGGTAAAATACTCCATTTTTTGTGTACCTTTTATTTTGGAGTAATTTATTTGGCGTCCAAGAAATTAAAAATCTTCCTTTATTGTTTGGGCTAAATATGACTTGAGTATCTTTTATTCCATCTTTCCAAGAAAAAGAACCTCTAGTTAAAAACTTATCTTTTATTAAAGAATCATTGTAGTCAATTTGCTGATATATTTTTGTGAGGTTAAAAAGAGATTGTTTGCTTTCATCTCTAAATGCATGTGACTCTGTTCTAGGAAATTGTCTGTAGAATTCATTTAAAGCATCAGGATCATTTTTTAAACTATCAACTTCTGCCTCCCAATAATCAATCGCACCTTGTTTTATTAATTCTCCATCTATTCCAATTATGGGTTTTTCAGGAGTTCTAAAAACAGGCATTCCATACTTATCAATAAACCCTTCCATGTTATATTCCATGGGAATAAATAAACTATATAGCCCGCTTTTAGTTTGACCATTTCTATTTCTATTAGTAACCTTGGAATCAAAGTATAATTTTTTTCCATTGTCTCCACCTTTTTCTAAAGCATTAGCAGTAGAACCCATCATACATTTACCAATAATTTTACTACCCAAACGTAAACAAGTTTTTGTAACTCTCCAATTGTTTAATATATTATTAGGTTTTTCCCATTTTTTTGATTCATCATGAACTAATAATTTTAGCTTTTCCCCATCATAACTATTATCTCCTGTATTTTTCCAATCAATAGAAGTATCTAATCCTTCAATAACATCCTCTTCTTCAATATACATATTTTTTTTTGTAATCTTAGAAGCAGGAACCCTAAAAGCTAATTCTGTTTTAGGCTTATCCATACCATCTTGAATAGGTTTAAAAAAGAAAGGATAATTATTTACAATAGGAACAACTTTATCAGTAAACATTTTTTTAGCATCAGCTCCTGTTTTTGAAAGTATACCTAATCTAGCATCTTTACTTATAGTTCCAATATTTGCAGATTCTTCGCTTGCCATGTACGAAAACCCTGAACGCCTTATTTTTAAATAATCTTGACCAAAACTCCTTTTATCAGCTTTACAAGCTTCCCAATGAAGGTAAAAAATTCTATTAGCATCTCTATAATCAGGAAGACCCACATCTATTTTAGTCCACTGAACATACATATAATGAGAGCCGGTTATATAAGTTTCTATCCCATTATACAAAAACCAAAAACCTTCTTCTCTTCTATTAAACTCCTCTTCAATATAATCAACCCATTCATTTTTAAATGATGAAGGAGCTGAGTGCCATTGAAATATAGATTTTATTTTTTGTAATTGTTTTGGATATTCAAAAGGAACCCAATATTGTTCAGATTGTTTTTTACTATTTGAATGTATTTTTTTAGGAGGTTTAGGTAATGCTATTTTTAATCCTTCTATCTCAACAATATCTTGAATTTCACCAGATTTTGATATAACTATAAAGTCATATTTTTCATTATAACCATAGTCCCAAGATTTAGATTTGTTTTTATTAGTTATTACGGTTTTTGGTAAAAAATCTTTTAAATTTTTTATTAATCTATGTTGATCTTCGTTCTGCAAATCCTGATAATGGTTGGGTTTTATTTTTTGACTCTTTTCCTTCTATTAAGTTTTTTTCTGCCTCTATTCTAGTTAGTATTTCGAAAGCATCAAATATGGCTAGTTTTTTAGTAGCGGCAGCATTTTTTAATTTATCAGCAGCAAGCTCATCATCTTCTCCGTATTTTATAATTTGCTCTT